CCTGCAAATGGTGCTGGCGTTATCAACGTAGGCTTTCCTATTGTCGCAATAAAGTCCTTTCGTGACGCACTCTATGTCTTTGGGTCAAACAATATCCGTAAGCTTGTAGGTAACAACATAGCAGACTTTGTACTTGAAGAAGTTACAGATGACTTGGGTTGTTTAGCTACAGACAGTGTTATTGAAATTGGTGGTGACTTACTATTCCTATCTCAAGATGGCTTGCGTCCTGTTACTGGTACTGATAAAATTGGTGACGTAAATCTTGAAACAGTATCTAAGGATATTCAGTCTGTCTTTACTGATGTGGTGTTTGATGTAGACTTAGACAAGCTAGATGCTGTAGTTATCAGACAGAAGACACAATTTAGGTTCTTCCTTGGTGCAGCTGATGGTCAGGGTATCATAGGTGGCTTTAGACAGACACCTAACGGCTTGCAGTTTGAGTACGGTCAGATGCTTGGTATATTTACCACTTGCGCTACTAGCGGATACATTGGTCAGCAAGAGTTTGTATTACACGGTGATACTGCAGGGAAGATACACCGTCAAGAGCAGGGTAACTCATTTGATGGGGGAGACATTGTTAGCGTATTTCAGACACCTTTCTTTCACATGCAAGACCCAGAGCAACGTAAGGTATTCTACACTGTAGCTACGTACTTACGTTCTGAAGGGGATAATGAACTTGTTATGTCTGCTCTTTACGACTACGAAGACGTAGATACTTTGCGTCCTACAAACTTTACACTAACAACACAGGGCGCAGCTGCATACTATAACGAAGCCTTGTATAACAGCACAGCAATCTTTGACGGTAACCCTGCCCCTGTACGGCGCACAAACATTTCAGGTTCAGGTATGTCAGCATCATTTAAATACGTAACCAATGACACTAACGCCTCTCACAGTATCCAAGGCATCGTGGTGACATTCGGAGTAGGAGACAGGTTATAACATGGCAGGTTACACTAGACAGTCAGTAGCAGATATTATCGCTAATGCGGTTATCAAAGCTGCACCAGTAAACGCTGAGTTTAACGCTATTCGTGATGCTTTTAATAGTAGCACAGGTCACAAACACGATGGTTCATCCTCTGAGGGTGCTTTTATTGCTACTATAGCTGACCCAGATGGCAAAAACAAAGCAGTAGTAGACACAACTAATAATCGTATCAGCTTCTTTAGTGAGGTTAGCGGTACTGCAGTAGAGCAAGTTCGCATTCAAGACGGTGCCATTGTACCTGTTACTGATAATGATATTGACTTAGGTTCATCAGGCTTAAAGTTTAAAAATCTATACGTTGACGGTATTGGTGAGATTGGTTCTGTAACTATTCTTGGTGGTACTGTAGACAATGTAGTTATTGGTGGTACTACTCCAGCTGCAGGTACGTTTACTAACCTAAACGCTACAGGTACTACAACTATTACCTCTGCAGATATTAACGGTGGTCTAATTGACAACACTGTAATTGGTGGGTCTAACCCTGCAGCTGGTAACTTTACCACAGCATCCACTACAGGTCAGGCTACCCTAGCTACAGTAGATATAAACGGTGGTACGATTGATGGTACTGTTATCGGCGGTAATACAGCCAGCCCTATAACAGGTACAACAATTAACTCAACAGGCGGCTTCACAGGTGACCTGACGGGCGATGTATCAGGTAACGTAACGTCAGCAGGGACATCTGGCTTTAACAACATAACTGCATCTGGTACAATACAAGGGGCGCTAACTGGTAACGTACAAGGTAATGTAACGGCTACTACGGGTTCTTCACAGTTCAACAACGTGACCATCAATGGCACCTTGAATATGGACGGTGCTACTACAGCTACCATCCAGAACCTTACCGATCCTACAAACGCACAAGATGCAGCAACGAAAAATTATGTTGATGTAGGATTAGCTGGATTAGTTGACTCATCACCTGCTGCACTAGATACTCTTAATGAACTTGCTGCAGCTATTAACGATGATGCAAGTTTCTCTACTACTATGACTACCGCACTAGCTGGTAAAGTAGCTGACACAGGTGACACCATGACTGGTGACTTGATTATGTCGGGTGCTACGGTCACAGGTCTACCATTGCCAACCTCCAACAGTGAGGCAGCAAACAAACAGTACGCCGATCAGCAAGATGCTTTGCAGGTAACTCGTGCTGGTGATACTATGTCAGGTTCACTTGGCATGGGCGGCAACAAGATTACTAACTTAGGTACGCCAACTGCCAACACAGATGCTGTTACAAAAGTGTATGTAGACGGTATCTTACAGTCTGCTACAGCAGCCTCTTCTAGTGCAGCGGCGGCAGCTACATCTGAGGCCAATGCCGCTACGTCTGAGTCTAATGCTTCAACGTCAGAACAATTAGCGCAAGACTGGGCGGTTAAGACTTCCGGTACAGTAGACGGTTCAGACTTCTCTGCAAAGTATTGGGCTACACAAGGTAACGTACCAGTAATAGCAACGAACATAGCGGATATAAATTCTGTAGCTACTTCTATTACTAATGTCAATTTAGCTGCCACTAATATAGC